CCGGAGACACGCTGCGTTTTGCGGTCACGACCAACTCGTCGGTCACGACTGCTGCGGTTGATCTCACGGTCAATGTTGAACTTCTGGTTCTCGAATAATGACAATCATTCTTAACGAACGTGGAACTCCTGAGCCGCCGCATGACAGCATGAGGCGTATCAAGGCTATCCATCCCGCCCTTGGGCTGCGCTATGTAGAGGGCGTTAGCTCGCACTGGGCAATCACTATGCACTGGGTCGAAAGCGATAGGAGATGGGAGTTTGTTAAGAATGGGTCTGCCGATCCTGACAGTGCGTATGATGTGATCGGGTACTTGCCGATGGATTGCTCTCTGGCAGAGGCACCAGCCTACATTGAGCGAGTCCTTCGCACGTTCCCCCGAGAAGACGTACAGAAGCTGGTGGATCGTGTAGCGAAGTGGAACGCAGAGCCAGCCAAGAAGGCTGCTGAAGCTGCGTTTGCAGAAGTGCTTGACTCTGCCAAGCCTGACAAGGTTGGTGGTGTTGAGATTGCGGTTCAGGTTACGGCTGACGTTGTATCTGACGAAAAGCCTAAGAAGCCGCGCAAGAAGGCCGTACGTAAGTCTAAGTACCTCTAGGATAGAAAATGGCTACAACGACACGCGCAGATCTGATTGAGCAGACCCGTGAGTATATGGATGCTGTTGGGTCTTCGCGCTGGTCAGATAGCCTCATTACCACGGTACTTGGAAGTGTTTTCGATGCAGAGTGGTCAAACATTCTGAACGCTGCGCCATACTACAAGTTTGCACAGCGGCAGGTGACTACCGCATCGGACGGTACTGTTGCGCTGTCCTCGCTTGATAGCGGGGGTGGTGACACTCAGCAGAATCTGTATCGCATCCTTTCGGTTAGCGATGGCAATGTTCTGTATGAGCAAACCAATTTTTCGGATGTGCCTCTGGCAACGACTACGAATTATCTCCCGACATATCCCAGACTCTATTACGTAGCAGGGGATAACATTCAGATCTTGCCCGTGGCCTCCAACCTGAGCCTCTACATCTATGTGAATTACAAGCCAACGACGATCAACGATCTGGCTAGTGATGCGTCGATGTTTGATTTCCCGCCCAATGCAAATCTTATCATTGTGTGGGAGGCGGCAGCGCAACTGCTTCTGAAGGGTGGCGCTGAGACAAGTGCGGCAAATGATCTCAAGGCACTCGCAGCAATGGAGCGCGAGTCTATGCTTGATGACATCAGACGCCGCACGATCAATCCGACGCGCATGGCATACCCAGATCTTAAGTACGACTGGGCTGGCGGATAATGAGAGAAAAGGTTGGCGATTTCCAGCCAAGCATGGATGGTGGTATCAACGAGACTTCTACCGAAGCTCTGTTGGCACCAAACCAACTCCGTAGGGCACTCAATGCGCGCCTTACGGAGTTTGGTGCTGTTACCAAACGTGCTGGTCTACAGCGTACCGCAGCCGCGATTTCTGCCAACTCTGTGCAGAATGGTTTTACGTGGCGACAGGATGGCGGCACCAATCAGGTTATGGTGGTCGTCAATGGTACGCTTTATACGAGTGTGTACGGTACGTTTCCTTGGACATGGACATCTAGAACGGGATCGCTCTCGACGAGTGAGGTTCCGTCGTTTGCACAGTTCAGGGATACAGGCGGTAACGATGTCGTGTACATCGCAGATGGTGGACTTCTTAACAAATGGAACGGCACGACCCTGACGACCGACATTGCCTCGACTGCTACGTCGAAGACTATTGCGGTTCACAATCAGAGACTGTGGTCGTGCGGTAATCCTGCATACCCTGACAGTATTTTTTATTCTGCGCTGAATGACGGAGATACGCTTGGCGTAACTGCGTCTGGGGGAGGGCAGATTATTGTCAGAACATTTGGCGACGAAGAGATCGTAGGACTCGCGAGCATTAACACTTCGCTCCTGATCTTCCATGATCGCGGAATCTCCCGGCTCACGGGGTATGGGCAGGACGACATTACTGTTGCCCCTACAGGCGTAACGGCTGATGTCGGCACGATTGCACCGAACGCTATTGTGCCATACGACAACACAGCCTACTTCATCACGGAGCGTGGCCTCTATCGTTGTAACGAGGCAGAGGTCGCTCCCGTGGCTACAGCACAGACGCCAGATCCGTTGCTTCCGATTATCAGGAGCCTGTCTTCTGCACAGTTCGCTCAGGTCAGGGCTGTGCTAAATCGTGGCACCAAAGAGTTGTGGATTACGATGCCCAACTTCGGGTGCTACGTATATAACACGGTGCTGGGTACGTGGTCTGGACCGTGGGATACCGGCTGGGTTAGCCCTGATACGACCGCCATGTTTGAGACACTGAACACGGCTGGGCTTCCGGTAATTTTGCGCGGAGACACATCCGGGTACGTCAGCCTGTGTGATGCCACCAACGTCTACGTTGATAACCTCAACGCTGACGGAACGGGTGGCGAGCGATACACGATGACGGTTCAGTTCCATCGTCTGTATTGCAACGATGACTCTCTAGCCAAGACTCTGCGCTGGGGCTATCTGACCGCTTCGCTCAAGGGTTCTGACCAGTCTCGTGTAGAGTGGACGACGGGAGAGGCTTTTGGTTCATGGTCGCTTCCTCCATCTACTGACCAGACATGGGGCGCGAGTGGTACTACGTGGGGTGAAGGAACGTGGGGTGGGTCTGGTAGCCAGAGCTATCGTATTCCGATGGGCGGTAACGGCTATTATGTAGATGTTAGTGTAATTGATTCGGGTGAAGCATTGCCCGTGTTTAGCAGATTTCAGTTAGAAGCATTTGCCCTTGGGAGACGCTGATGGCTACGACTGTAGGCCAGCATACCGTTGCGACTTTTACTAGCCCTGTAAACGGTACTACGCCGATTGATGCGAATACCGTTCGCGGTAACGACAATACGCTGCGTACTAGCTATAACGATCACGATTCAGATACCGGTATTCACGTTCAGTCGTCTACTTTCGCTTCCCGTCCCGTAGCTGGCACGGCAGGCAGAAAGTGGATTACCGTCGATGTCGGTGGCGATCTTCACCTGTGGTACGATACCGGCACGACTTGGGAAGAGGTCGGCAACTCCGGTGTTGAGGTGCTGTGTATTGCCAACAGCACCCTGTCTGCTGGTGATGTGGTCAAGATCATTGGTTTCAACAATGGTCAGAGTCTGCCTATTGTTGACATCGTTGATTCTGCTGATGATGTAGGCTTTGGTGTTGTTGATGTTAACATCGCAAGCGGTGCGTCCGGCTATGTAGTAAATACTGGAGTCGCGAGAGATTTTGACACTTCCTCATTTGCCGTGGGAGATGTTCTCTACAAGGATACGTCCGGTGGTTTTACCACGACCAAGCCTGCCTCCGGTGAGTATCAGCCATGTGCCTTTGTTCTCCGAAGCAATCCCAATAATGGCGCTCTCTACGTAGAGTTCTCCGCGCCTCGTATTGTCGAGCGGTCTGATAATACTGCTAGCACTGTCGTCCTGAGAGATGCTTCCGGCAACTTTGCCGCAGGCACGATCACGGCTGGTGCGCTGACCTCGACGGGACTCGTAACCTTTGCTTCGCTGAAGGGCACTGGCGCAACGACGGTTACGAATATCCTTGACGAAGACAACATGGCGTCTAACTCTGCAACTGCGCTTGCTACGCAGCAGAGCATCAAGGCGTATGTCGATAGTCAGGTAGCTACGGTTGATACGCTTGCTGAGATTCTTGTCAACGGCAATACGTCTGGTGGCACGAACCTCATCATGTCTGCGGGTGATACGCTGACCGTAAACACGATTGCCGAGACGACCGTTGGTGCCGGTGTCACGATTGACTCCGTGCTTCTCAAGGACGATGTGGTCAATGCGACCGACATCGAAGTCAGCACAATCTCCGCAAACGATGGTGTTCAGTCTGCGGTAGTTGCGAGTGCGACCGGCGTGATGACGATTGCCTCGTCTGTCCTAACGACCACGGACATTAACGGTGGCACAGTGGACGGTGCGGTAATCGGTGGTGCGTCTGCTGCGGCTGGTACGTTTACCACGCTGACGGCCAACACGAACCTGACGATTGCTGGTACGACGACGGTCAATGGTGTTATCGACGATGACACGATGGCTACCGCTTCGGCCACCAAGCTCGCGACTTCTGAGTCGATTAAGGCTTACGTCGATTCTCAGGTCACTGCTCAGGATCTCGACTTTGCAGGAGACTCTGGTACGGGTGCGGTCGATCTAGACTCGCAGACCTTCACGATTGCCGGTACTGCCGGTGAGATTGAAACCTCTGCTTCTGGTCAGACGATCACCGTAGGACTGCCGACGAACGTCACGATTGCTGGCAACCTTACCGTTGACACGGACACGCTGTTCGTCGATGCGACGAATAATCGTGTCGGTATCAGTACGAGTAGTCCTTCTGCTAATTTACATTCTGTAATAGGTAGTGCTGGTGCAGGAACTTTAGCGCAAGCAATGTTCGGATATGCAGGTGGCTCAACGCATTATTTAGATGCTAATGCCATTATTTTTAGAAATGGGTCGGCAACAGAATCCATGCGTATCGACTCCAGCGGCAACGTCGGTATCGGTGTAACGCCAAGTGGGTCGTTTAAATTGGAAGTCGCAAATGGTGACGCTTCCATCTACGGCATCACCGTAGGCCGTGGCGCAGGTGCTGTGTCCACCAACACTGCTGTTGGTGTGCGGGCACTCTACTCCAACACCACCGGCTCCTACAACACTGCTGTTGGCTATCAGGCGGCGTATAGCAACACGACTGGAACAAGAAACGACGCGTTTGGCCGGCACGCTCTTTACTTCAATGAAACCGGCAACGACAACGCTGCTTTTGGCTATGCGGCTCTCAGTAGCAATACCACCGGCGCAAGCAATATAGCTATTGGACGTGACACACTTGCGCTGAACACGACTGGCTCTTATAACGTGGCGGTAGGTCAAGAGGCTTTAGTAGGCAACACCACTGGTGATACAAACACTGTTGTTGGCCATCAAGCAGGTTACACACAAACAACAGCATCGTTTAATGCATTGTTTGGAAAAGGCGCTGGTTACTCGTTAACCACTGGCGGTACCAACACATTTATTGGCACAAACGCTGGCTACAACGTAACAACTGGTTATTCAAGCACCATCATTGGAGAATACAACGGCAACCAAGGTGGCCTCGACATCCGCACTGCCAACAACTACATCGTGCTGTCGGATGGTGATGGGAATCCTCGTCAGGTAATCAACTCCAGCGGCAACGTCGGTATTGGTACGACGAGCCCTGCAAAAAAGTTGGAAATTGCGAGTGGCGACATCAGGCTTGGCGATGGTTACACGATCTCGTGGGCCGATGATGGTTACCGTATT